GACCTGATTTCATAAACCGCTACGAAAATGGGGGACAGAGTGGGGTCACGAGGTAGAACATCATCGGCCGCGTTGGAATTGGTTGGCACTGGCGGCATCGTTGCCGAGGTACCGCGACCGGCGCCGCCCGACGAACTGAACGCCGAACAGGCAGCCGAATGGCGCAATGTCGTCAATCGGCTGCCGGCCGATTGGTTCCCTGCTGAAACTCATTCCATGCTCGCGCAGTATTGTCGGCACGTCATCGCGGCGCGCAGAATCGGACAGCTCGTCGCGCGCGCGGAATCTGGTGACGAGTTCGATTTGCGCGAGTATGACAAGTTGCTGCAGATGCAGGATCGCGAGGGCCGCGCAATGTCGTCACTTGCGACGCGCATGCGGATGACGCAGCAGAGCACGTACAGCGAGAAGAAAAGCAAGGGCGGGACGATTTCAGGGAAGCCGTGGGAAAAATAAAGCGCAGCACGCGCAATATCGACTGGATCGAACGGCATTGCCGAATCCCGGAGGGGAAGTTCGTCGGCCAGCCGGTGAAACTGTGCAAGTTTCAAAAGGACGTAATTCGCGGCATATACGATACCCCGACGCGCCGCGCGATAATCAGTTTCGGTCGCAAGAATGCGAAAAGCACCTTGTCGGCGTTTCTGCTGCTGCTGCACTTGTGCGGTCCGGAATCAGTAGCTAACAGTCAGCTCTTCAGCGCCGCACAATCTCGCGATCAGGCCGCGATATTGTTCGCGCTTGCGTCGAAAATCGTTCGTATGTCGCCAGGCCTCGCCGAGTATGTGACGATACGCGATACAGCCAAGCAGCTATATTGCGCCGAGCGCGGCACGCTATATCGTGCGCTCAGTGCCGAGGCGTCAACTGCATTTGGCTTGTCGCCTGTATTCGTCGTTCATGACGAACTCGGGCAGGTGCGCGGCCCGCGCAGCGAGCTATATGAAGCGCTGGAAACTGCCAGCGCCGCGCAGGCTGCGCCGTTGTCGATCATTATCAGCACGCAAGCGCCTACGGATGCCGACCTCTTGTCGCTGCTGATTGACGACGCGAAAAGCTGCGCCGATCCGTTGCAAAAGGTCTGGCTCTATACCGCGCCAATGGATTCAGATCCATTTAGCGAGGATGCAATACGCGCTGCTAATCCTGCATTCGACGCCTTCATGAACAAGGCCGAAGTATTGCAGATGGCGGCCGACGCAAAGCGATTGCCGAGCCGGGAAGCGAGTTATCGAAACCTGATACTCAATCAGCGCGTGGAAGCGCATAGCCCATTTATCAGCAGGGCAATATGGCAGAGTAACGGCGAAACTGCTGAGAGTATGGACGGTCGGGACGTATACGGCGGGCTTGACCTATCGAGCGTAGCCGACCTCACGGCATTAGTCCTGGCCAGCGAACGAGATGGCGCATGGGATATTGCGCCGACGTTTTGGCTGCCTGGTGACGGTATCGAGGCGAAATCGCGCGCGGATCGCGTGCCATATGATGTATGGCAGCGTCAAGGGCACCTTTTGACGACGCCGGGCGCTGCGATTGAATACGAGTTCATCGCAGAGTGTCTGCGTGGCGTATTCGACCGCTGCAACGTAGTGGCGCTCGCATTCGACCGCTGGGCGATGAATCACCTCACGCCGTGGCTCGTCAAGGCTGGATTCAGCGAGGATGAACTGGCGCGGTTCGTGCCGTTCGGGCAGGGCTTTAAGGACATGAGCCCCGCGCTTCGCGGTTTGGAATCTCTGCTACTCGCTGGTAAACTGCGCCACGGCGGTCATCCTGTGCTTACAATGTGCGCGGCAAATGCGGTAGCGGTTGCCGATCCGGCAGGGAATCGCAAGCTCGACAAACACAAGGCGAGGGGGCGGATTGATGGAATGGTCGCGTTGGCAATGGCTGCTGGCGTGATGCCTACAATCGCCGAGACTGTCGCGCTGGATGAATTCCTTAGCGACCCGATCATAGGCTGATAATGGCGTCTGTTTGGACCTCGTTGCGCGGCTGGTTCGGCTTCGGTGGCGCGATTGGCGAATTGCCAGGCGCGCAGCGGCCAGTGCCGTCTGTCGCACTTGTCGAGAATACATCGCTCATCGGGCCAGACGGCGCGCTGCAAATCGCGGCGGTGTGGGCCTGTGTAGAACGGCGCGCGACGACTGTCGCGAGCTTGCCGTTTTTCGCATACGAGCAATCCGGCGGCCAAAAGCAACTCGCGCGCACGTCGCGGCTGTATCAGCTACTGCACGAAAGCCCGAATTCGCGGATGACTCCGTTGGAGTTCTGGCGCGCGATGATGCTCAATCACGATCTGCGCGGGAATGCCTATGCGCGGATCGACCGCGACGCGCGCACCGGCGAGGCTGTGGCCATGTGGCCGATGCCGGCCGATCAGGTGGAGCCTGTCGTCCTGGATGACGGCAGCATGGTGTACAGCTATCGGATCGGCAGCGACGTTGCCGTATTCGCGGCGGAGAATGTCTTGCACCTCAAAGGGCTAGGCAATGGCACGGTCGGCCTCGCAAAGCTCGAATTTATGCGGGCAACGACTGACGAAGCGGCGAAAGCGCAGAGCAGCGCGAGCCGGATATTCGGCAGCGGCGGCAAGCCGACCGGCGTGCTGATGATCGACCATGTGCTCAAGCCCGAGCAAAGGCAAGCGCTGCAGGCACGGTTCGGCGAAATGGCGAGCGGCAATATCGGGCGGCTGTACGTGCTTGAGGCGAATATGAAATATCAGCAGTTGAGCCTGAGCCCTGAAGATCAGGAACTGCTAGATACCCGGCGCTTCACCATCGAAGAAATCAGCCGCTGGTTTGACGTGCCGCCGGTGCTCGTGCATCATTCAAACGTGACGACCTGGGGCAGCGGAATCGAGCAGATTATCGACGGATTCCACAAGTTCACGATCCGGCCTATGCTGGTGAATATCGAGCAGGCCGTGCGAAAGCGCGTCATGACCCCGGCGCAGCGCGCGCGCATGAGCGTAGAATTCAGCATCGAAGCGCTATTGCGCGGAAACGCGAAGGATCGGGCAGAGCTCCACGCGAAAAACGTGCAGAATGGGCTCATGACGCGAAACGAGGTTAGGCAACTTGAGAACCTGCCGCCTGACACGTCGCCGATCGCAAACATGCTGACCGCACAGACGAATCTCGTGCCGATTGATATGCTTGGGGCTGCGAAGCCAACGGGGGGCAATGATGCTACTGCACAAGAGCCTGTCGCTCAGTGACGTTCGGTTGACGAAGGCCGAAGGCGGCCGATATGCTGGGTACGCAAGCGTATTCGGCGGCGTGGATACATACGGCGACACGATAATCAAGGGCGCATTCGAATCGACGCTCCGTGCGAACGGCAAGCCGAAGATGTTTCTCGATCACGATTGGGGATTGCCGATTGCGCGAATCGACGTGGCGAAGGAAGACGACCACGGGCTGCTGATCGAATGGGAAATGACTCCCGGAATGAGCCGCGCGGCCGACGTGAAAGCGGCGCTCGATCACGGGACGCTCGACGGTTTGTCGATCGGCGGCTATGTGAAGGCCGGCGACTATGACGAAACCGAAAGCGGGCGAATCATTCGCCGGTGGGCAAATCTGATGGAAGTTTCCGTCGTTGCCTTCCCGGCCGACCGTGCCGCGCGGGTATCGAAGGGCGCCGACTTCGGCGAGGCGATTGCCGAGTTGGCGAGCATGAGGGAAATCGAGCGCTTCTTGCGGGACGCAGGGGGCTTCTCCAAAGGGGCCAGCGCCGCGCTGCTGGCTCGCGTCAAGGCGGTTATCGGCGTCGCGGGCGAACCCGACGAAGATACGGCCGAGGCGAAGGCACTGGCGCAAGTATTCGGCCGTTTGCAGAGCATGCAAGCCGCCATCACGCAAATCTGAGGGGGAAATCATGGACATGACCGATCTGATGAAGGCGATCGACAAGATCGAAGCCACGCTCAAGGCCAACGGCGAGAAGGCCGATGGCGAGCTCAAGACGCTCGGCAAGGTGAGCGCCGACACGAAGACCGCGCTCGATACGCTCGGCACGCAACAACGCGAATTCGCCGACCGGCTGCTCCAAATCGAGCAAAAGGGCACGGCCGAACCGGGCGGCGGCGAGAAGCCGCAGACGTGGGGGCAACAGCTCATCAAGGCGCAGGGCTACGAAGCGTTCGCGGGTGGTCATTCGCCGAAGTTGCGCGTCGAGGTGAAGAACACGCTGACCGGCAGCGACACGACGGTTCCGCCGGATCGCTCGCGCGGCATCGTCAGCGGCGCGTTTCAGCCGATGGGCATGGAGGCTCTGCTGCCGTCGCTGCCGACGAGTTCCAACGCGGTCGAGTTCACGCGTGAAAACGTGTTCACGAACGCGGCGGCGGAAACTGCCGAAGGCGGCGCGAAGCCCGAATCGTCGCTGACCTGGACGCTGGTGAACATGCCGATCAGCACGGTCGCGCACTGGATCAAGATCAGCCGCCAACTCGCGGCCGACAATGCCGCGCTCGCGGCCTACGTCGATACGCGGATGCGCTACGGTGTCAACCTCAAGGTCGAAACGCAGCTCGTCGTCGGCGACGGCACCGCGCCGAACATCAGCGGCATCCTGGACAGCGGCAACTTCACCGCGCATGGCTACGCGAACGCGTCGCTCGGCACGACGCTGAAGAAGTTTGTGCTGATCCGCAAGATCATCGCGGACTGCTGGAACGCTGGGTATCCGGCCGACGCGATCCTGCTCAATCCGGCGGACTGGGCGACGATGGAAATCGAGCTGTTCACCACGGCGGCCGGACAAACGCTCTACAGCGTGACCGATGGCGGACAGCCGCGCTTGTTCGGCGTGCCGGTGGTGCAGACGATCGGCATGACGGCGGACAACGTGGCGTGCGGTTCGTTCCGCCAAGCCTACACGGTTTACAACCGCGAGGGCGTGGTGGTGGATATGTCCGAATCCGATTCGGACAACTTCACGAAGAACCTCATCACGATCCGCGCCGAGCGGCGGCTCGCACTGGCGACCGAACGGCCTGCGGCCGTGCGCGCTGGCGACCTGACGCCGGCCTAAGCGGAAAAGGGTGGGGTGGGTTGCGAGGCTCCGGCTGGCCCGGGCCTCGCTTTCTTGGACGTGTGATGCAACGCCAAATCAAATTTACGGCCTCGGGATCATCGTCGGCGACTGGCAGTTTTTGGCCGGGTGACATCCTGCGATGCAGTGCCGAACATGCGCGGCATTTCGTCGAAGAGGCGCGCTGCGCCGTCTATCTCGACAGTCCGCAGCCCGAGCAGCCAGAGCATCCGCAATCGGACGAACCGCGCCGCAGAGGGCGTCCGCGCAAAGGCTGACCGTGATTCTGCTCACGCCTCCCGCAGCCGAACCTGTGACCGTCGCGGATGCGAAGGCCGCGCTGCGGATCGACGATACGCGATACGACGCGATTCTGCCGGGGCTTATCTCTGCTGCGCGGATGGTGGCCGAGCAAGAAACCGGGCAGCGCTTCGTCGCGCAAACGTGGCGCACTGAGCTATCGGATTGGCCTGCGGCCGACGACGTGATCGCGGTCTATCGCGCGACCGCAGCGGCCGTGAGCTATTGGGACGGCGCTGCGTGGCAGACGCTTTCCGGCGCGGCCTATGTCTACGGTCCAGACGCGGACACTGGCGCGGGGACGGTGATCGTCCCTGCGATTGGATCGAGCTGGCCGACGCTCGGCGAGATTGCGACCGGGCCGCGCGTGCGGATCGACCTGACGACGGGCGTCGCGGCGGGTGACGCGGGCACCATCGCCGACTGCGTGCAAACGTACATCACGGCTCTGGTAGGGCAACTCATCGCGTCGCCTGAGCTATCGGCGCAAGCGGCGTCCGCCTCGCATCCGTTGCTCGCGCGGTTGTTGGACTCGCAGAGGCTCTACGCATGAGCACGACCGCTGCCGTCGCGCGCATCAATGCCGGGATGCTCTCGCAGCGCGTCACGCTACAGCAGCGCGTCGCCGGCCAGGATGTGCTCGGCAATGCGAGCGGTGCATGGTCCGATGTTGCGCAAGTATGGGCGCGTGCGCGTCCATTGCGCAGCCGCGAGCTATTCGCGGCGGGGCAGATCGAAAACGCTACCGATGTGGAATTCACGATTCGCTGGCGGCCGGATGTTCGCGCGACGTGGCGCGTGCTGTGGCGCGGTGTCGCGCACGACATTACCGGCGAGCCGATAGACATTGACGGGCAGCAGCAATGGCTCGAATTGCTCGCGACGACGAACATCAGGAACGCGCGATGATCGAGGCAAAGGTTACCGGCATTCCAGACCTGCGCGAAGCGTTGCGCGGCATCGCGCCGAAGTTGCGCGTGCGCGCTCTGCGCAATGCGCTAGCGGCTGGCGCGCGCGTAGTGCAGCGCGCGGCGCGGGAAGCGACGCCAGTCATTAGCGCGTCCGCGTTGGCTGTTCGGCGCGGCTATCGCAAGCCTGGCACTGTGCGCAAGGCGATCAGCGTGCGCACAAGCAAGACGGCGCGGCGCAATGGTGATGTTGGAGTGTTCGTCAACGTCAAGCCGGCCAAGGGCGCGCGCTACAAGACGACGAGAAACGCAGCTGGGTTGAAGGTGCGCAGACAAGTGCGCGCCAGCCAACGCGGCGCACGGAGTCCGAACGATCCGTTCTACTTTCGGTTCATCAACTGGGGAACGAAATACATCAGGCCGTCCAAATTCCTGGAAAAGGGCGCGGAAAAGCTGCCGGAAGCTCTCGCAACGTTCACGGCACGCATCGCGCGCGACATTGCCAAGCTTAACAAACCGAAGGCGCCGCCGCCGTGAGCATCGAATCCGACTTCCGGGCCACGCTTGCCGCGCACGCTCCGCTGTCGGCTCTCGTGGCTGGCCGCATCGCGCTAAATGCTGTCCCGGAAGGCTCGGGCACGCCAGCGATTGTCTACAGCGTGCGGCACGATCGCACGCTCGGTCTCGACGGCAGTCTGCTCGCCGATCAGGCGTCGATCGAAGTGCAGTGTTGGGCGGATACGGCCACGCAAGCCGAGGCGGTCGCGGATGCGGCTGTGGGTGCGGTCGCAACCGCGCCCGCAGCGTCCGGTGCCGTCGTGTTGGATCGCACCGGCACGTTTGATGCTGACATGGGCCTTGATGGCGTGGTCTTGTCCGTCGAGTGGTGGGGGTAGTGGGCTAATCAAAGGAGTCAGAAATGGCAAGCGTAAAAGGGCGCGGCGTCCGCGTCGAGATCGCGGCGACTTACGGCACCGCGAAAACAGTGACCGCAGTCACGCAGGCCAGTCCCGGCGTGGCGACCAGTTCGGCGCATGGCATGGCGAACGATACGGTCGGCTACTTCAGCAGCGTCGGCGGGATGGTGCAATTGGAAGATCAAGCGTGCCGCGTCAAAAACCAGACGGCGAACACGTTTGACCTGCAGGGCCTGAACACGACCGGTTACACCGCATTCACGAGTGGCTCGTTCACGCCGGTTGCGACCTGGGCGACGCTCGGCGAGGCGACGAGCTACAGCCTCGGCGGCGGTGCGAGCGAAAAGCTCGACGTGACGACGCTTCTCGACATCGTGAAGAAGGAAGAGCTTGGTCTTCTCCCGGTGCAGAGCGTCACGATGAACGTCATCGCGCAAGACACGCCGAGCGCGGCACAGCAGCTGCTTGATACCGCCGTCCAGACGCAGGGGAAGGTGACCGTCCGGATCACGCTCGGCAACGGTGCCGTGCGCGTTTTTCGCGGCGAGCCGTCAACGCCGGGTGAGGACGTGCAGCAGGGCGCGGTCGGAACCGGCAGTCTTGACTTCGCGGTCAAGGGCTTCGCGCTCAAGCTCGCCGCATGATGGATGCGGCGGCGCTTATCGCGCGCATGGACGAGCAACGCTCGTTTTGGGTTGACCTGGGCGGCGGGAAGCGCGTCAAGGTGCGCCGGCCGCTAGAAGCGGACTTCCACCGGCTGCGCGGCGGAATCATGGTCGAGCACGTCGCAGAATGCGTGTGCGATTGGGAAGGCTTCAGCGAGGCAACGCTACTCGGGCCTGCGATCGGGGCATCCGATCCGCTGCCATTCGATGCCGCGCTGTGGGCTCGCGCGGTGCGCGACAACTCGGCACACGTCGCGGCCGTTGCGACTGCGATCGTAGATGCTGTTACTACTCATCTGCGCGCGCAGGAGGACGTAGCAAAAAACTGACCGCCCTCCTTGACGCGCGGGCCGGCATCGAATGGGAGGGCGCCGACGAACCGATGGCCGGAGCTGACGACGTGATTGCGCTCAAGGTGGCGGGGATGCTGGCTAACGGCATGGGCGGTACGGACTGGTCAGGGCTGCCGATAGCCGCCGCGTACTTCGGCGTGCGCGATGTTGTCGGACTCATCTGGCGGCTGCGCGTCATCCGGTCGCACGATCCGAAGCGAAACGACGAACAGGGGTGATGCGTGGCGATTGCGAAGCTGTCGATTGACCTTGAGGCGCGGCTTGCAAACCTGCAAGCCGGACTCGACAAGGCCGGGTTTCTCGCCGAACGGCAAGCCCAGCGAATCGAGGCGAGCTTTGCGCGGCTCAAGGGGATCGCGTCCGGGCTCGGAACGGGGCTTGCTGCGGCGTTCACGGTGCCGGCGCTGGCGACCTTCATCACGCGCACGATCGACGGCGTTGACGCGCTCAACGATTTGGCCGACGCTACCGGCGATTCAATCGAAAACCTGAGTGCGCTGGAAGACATCGCGCTACGCACCGGGACGAGCATGGAAACGGCGGGCGATGCCGTTGTCAAGCTCAACAACGCGATATTCGACGCGAACCGTGACCCGAACAGCACGGCGGCGAAGGCGATTCAGGGACTCGGGTTGAGTGTCAAAGACCTTATGGCGTTGTCGCCTGTCGAACGGCTGCAGGAGGTCGGGAAGGCGCTCAACCAGTTCGGCGGCGAAAACAAGCTCGAATACAACATCGCGCTACTCGGCAAGTCTGCGCGCGAAACGGCGCCGCTGCTCAAAGACCTCGCCGAAGCGGGGAAGCTTGTCGGGACGGTCACGACAGAACAGGCGGAAGAAGCGGAGAAGTTCAACAAGCAACTTTTCGCCATGCAAAAGAACGCGACCGACCTTGCGCGCACGCTTGCCGGCCCGCTCGTTACGTCACTGAATCGCGCCATCGAAAAAATCCGCAACGCGAAGGGCGCATGGGAAAAGTTGAAGGCGGTGGATGCGTCGGCCGGAATCCTGATGATGGGCGGCGGCGAGGAATCGACCGGCGGCGCTACTGGATCATGGGGTGAGCCAGACAAGCCGAAGCTGCCGGCGCTGCCCGGGAATGACACAGCGAAGAAGTCCGCGACGCGCGCGGCAGCATCTGAATTCGACAAGTACACGGCCGCGCTCATCGCCGCGCAAGTCGCCACGCTCAATCTGAGCGCGGAAGAGCAGGCCCGTTACGACATCGCAAACAACAAGCTCGGCAAGCTCACGGCCGCGCAGCAGCAGCAGGTACTCGACCTAGCGCGCGGCGTTGACATCATGAAAGGCAAATACGGCGAGCTTGAAAGCGCGCAGGAAGCTTTCCGCCGTTCCGAACTCGCCGCGACCGAGGCGACGAATGCCGCGATGCTTGCCGCGCAGCAGTCGCTCGATGCGCAGATCGACGCATTCTCGGGCCGCACCGCCGACGCGCTCAAGCTCGCGCAGACGACGCGGCTGGAAGCGCGGATCAATGCCGGCGAGGTGTTCAGCGCGGAAGAACTCGACCGCATCACGCGGGGCATCGCCGGCATCGGCGACGAGATGGATCGCATCGCGGAGACTGGCAGGGAAGTAGGCGACGAACTGGCGCTCGTGTTCACGAGCGCGGCCGGCGATGCCATCACGCATTGGCAGGGCGTCAGTGCATTGCTCAAGGGCATCCTGCAAGACCTCGCGCAACTCGCGCTGCGGCAAACCGTCATGCAGCCGCTCGGCAAGGCGTTGTCCGGCGCGCTCGGCGGTGGCGGTGGTATCGGCGGGTTTCTCGAATCGCTGGACCTCGGGAAGTTTCTCGGCGTCTCGTTCGCGGCCGGCGGCGCGTTCGATGGCAGCATCCGCAAGTTCGCGGCGGGCGATGTGTTCGGCTCGCCGACGTTGTTCCGCTACGGCGGTGGGCGCATGGGCATGATGGGCGAGGCCGGCCCCGAGGCGGTGATGCCGCTCAAGCGCGGCGCGGACGGCAAGCTCGGCGTTGCGGGCGGGCAGACGATCAACGTCGCGATCAACGTCGCGGCCGGAGCTAGCGCCGACGATTGGCGCCGCAGCCAGCGCCAGATCACGAGCGATCTGCAGCGCAGCCTGCGGCGCGCGGGGGCGATTGCGTGAGCGATTGGGCGCCCTTCGCCCGGCCGCTCGCTGTCAACATCGCGATCACCGGCACGTCGATCAGGCTCGACTTTCCGCCCGGCCGCTACCTCGTTGCCGAGCCGGTCGTCATGGTCACGGTGCAGGGTGCCGAGACAAACGTCGATTGGACGAGCGATCCCGAAGCGGTGGCCGGGCTCGGCGAAGTGCACACGCATATCGTGCTCGCCTTCCAGGCCGGCGCGGTCGGCAAGCGCGCGTCCGTGTGGGTGGCTGGGGCATGAGCGCCTACCTCGGCGCCGCCCTCAAGCGCCGGCTGTACCCGACGGTCTGTTGCTATCACGGCTGCGTCGCGCAGCGCGCGGACGTGCTTACGTTCCGCGAATCGCTCGCCGACGTGCGCGCACACGTTCGCACGTTGCAGCAAGCCGGATACCGCATCGTCAAGCCCAGCGAGTATGCGGCGTGGCAGGCTGGCGATATCGAGTTCTCCGAGCCTGTGACGTGCATCCATTTCGACGACGGGCTCGAGAGCATCGATCTGATCGTGCCGTGGTTGATCGAACACGGCATTCCCTGCGGCCTCGCGCTCATCACGCGCCGCCTGCGCCGCGTCGATCCTGAACCCGATTATCTGCGTTGGTCGCAGATCAATGCCTGGGTGGCGAGCGGGCTCGTCGAGCTGATGAGTCACACGCACAACATGCACCATTTGACGCTGGTGCGCAATGCGGACTCCGGCATTCTCGACGTGGCCCCGGTGTTGGAAGGGCCGTGCTGGATCGACGACGGCGACGTTACCTACAAGCCCGCGAGCGATTCGCGTTGGTATTGGGATTTCAGCCAGCTCGACGAGATCGCGCTTGCCGTGCCGCTGTGGGGCACCGACCAATACGACGGCCTGACGCCGATCACGACGACGCTGCACATCACGCCGAAAGCCTCGGGCACGGTCAGCGTGCTCAGGTTCTGGATGGCGCTGTCGCGGCCGTACAGCTCGGGCTATGACGCAAGCGTTGAAATCCGCGCCGATGGCGTGCTTGTCTGGGCCGGCACGGTCGCGCCGAAGCAGTACGAAACGCGGGCGCAGTGGGTCGAGCGCGAGTTCTACAGCATCACGTTGGACACATCGTTTTCCGTGACGAGCGGTACCGCCGTCGAGCTTGAGTTCAAGACGCTCAATGCCGGCTCGGCGGTGGCGTTGCTGTACGCGATCCCGACGCGCGACGATGCGGACTTTCACGCGGTCAGCACGTGTCAGGGCCTGTACCTCGCCGGCACGCAGGGCGATCGGACGTGGCAGTACATCGACTATCCGCCAGGCGAACGCTACCCGATGCGGCCATGCGTCATCTTCGGTTTCGGCACCGGCACCGATGCCACTGCGTCGGAGTACGCGGACTACGTGACGGCCGATTGCACCGCATTCGAGGCGAGCGTCGATTCGTGGCTCACGGCAGAATGGGTGTCACAACTCGCCTACGCACCGGGGAGCATCGTCGGGCCGGATGTGCCTGTCGTCGGCTGGGCGAACCCGACGCGCTGCGACGCGATCATGCCCATAGGCGTGAGCAGCACGACGACCGTAGAAGCGATCCGCATCACCCTTGGCGGCACGGAGAACTTCAAGGACGGCGACGCGGACGTTTGGACCTACGGCCGGCCCGGCAATCCGAGTTTCGATGCGGCGATAAACGAAGCGCTCGGGCGCAGCTACACCGCGTGCTTCCGCCTCTACATCGCCGACAGCGATTCCGGGCCGTGGACCGAGATCGGGCGCGGTCAGGTATACGACTGGCAGCGCGGCATCGCGTCGAGCGTGGAAGCATTTACGCTCACGGCTGGCGTGCCGAAGGCGCTCAAGATCGAAACGATCAATGGCGGCTGGCTCAGTGGCACGGAGCAGAAATGCCGCTGGCCGATTTGGGCCGTCAACGTGCTGTCGCGGCAGAGCCCGCAGGCATCGGCCCCCGCTGTCGCGCAGATCGTCTATCCGTTCGGGGCCTATCTCGGCGGCGGCACGGGCGGCGTCTATCGTCCTGGGTATGACGACATCAATACGACGCTCAAGGGGGTCTTCACGGCGCACGGCTGGTCGCACGGCTACACGATCCAGGGCTACCGCAACACCCGCGCCAGCGAGTTTCGCGAACCGTCGATCCGGCACTCCGAATGGGTGCTCGGTCGCTGGCTGGCCTACGGCGATCAGGCGCCCGAGGTCAGCATCAACAACCTCGCCGCGTTGAGCGGGTTCACGTTTCAGGACGTGCCGGCGCGCGGCGTCGAGTGGCAAGCCAGCCTCGAAGCCGACCCGCAGGGCAACGCGACCGTCCGTGCGCGGGCCGACACGCTCGATTACGTCGCCTTCGATGCCTACGCTTTCGACGGCGCAGGGCACATCGTCGCCTATCCGATCAACGACGGCGGCACCTATGGCGGCGACACCTACGCCGACGACAAGGGGTGGCTGCAGGCGCGCGGCGTGCGCTGCCTGCTCATCATCAACAACAACCTCGGGACCGGCGAGCCCGATGCCGACATCGCCAGCCACGTCGTCAACAACCCGGCGACCTACATCCCGCTCATCGTGGCTGTGGCCGTTGACAACGGGTGGGACGGCATCACGATGAACCTCGAAGCCGTGCCGGCGGCGGATCGCGCGGCGGCGACCGACTTCTACACGCAGCTCGCCCGCGCTCTGCACGCGGCCGGCAAGCTGCTGCACGCGACGACGCCGGCACCGACCGGCACGGACTATGACGCCGATTGGTGGGTAGGCTGGTGCGATCACGGCGCATTGGCGAAGGTGTGCGACGCGATCAAGGTCATGAGCTACACGGAGAGCGGCCCCGGCACTGACCCCGGCCCGGCCGCGCCGCAATGGTTCTGGGATGCCGTCTATGCCCGCATACGGGCCATCGTTCCAGAGCCCTATTGGCCGCGCGTGCTCTGCGGCTGCCGGGCATTCGGGCACGAATGGGACGCGGCCACGCCGGCCGAGGCGGAGTACATCACGTATCACCAGGCGATCGCCGACGCGCTGAACTACGGCAAGCGTATCGACGTGCGCGATACAGAAATGGGATGGGGCACGGGCACAATTACGGCATGGTGCGGCACGCCGATGACCGTCGATCGTGCGCAGGCCGAGGCGCTCGGCACCGGTCGGCAAAACGGCTTCGGCGGCATCGGGCTATGGAAACTCGATGATGGCGACATAGAGGAATTCATACCGCCAGTACGGCAGATCGGGAGGGACGAGGACATGAGCTTTTTGGATGGTGTGACGTTCCCGGAATCTGTCAGCCGCGGGTCATCCGGTGGCCCCGAGTTTTCGACCTCTGTCGTCGAATCGCAAAGCGGCGACGAAGCGCGCAACGGTCGGCGGATGCTGCCGCTTGGCCGCTATGACGCGGCAGTTGGCGTGCGGACGCAGGAGATGGCCGACGCCGTGCGCGACGTGTTCATGGTCGCGCGAGGCAAGCTGAACACCTTCCGCTTCAAGGACTGGCAAGACTACAAGCTGACCGATGGTGTGATCGGAACCGCCGATGGCATCATCACGAATTTCCAGCTCGTCAAGGTCTATCAGGTCGGCGCGCATGCGCTCACGCGGCCGATCATCCTGCCGCGCTCTGGCACGCTCACGGTCAAGCGCAACGGCAGCCCGATCGCGGGTTGGACGTGCAACTACAACACCGGCCTCGTGAGCTTTGCGAGCCCGCCAGCGGCCCGCGTCATCAGCGCAACGTGCGAATTCGACGTACTCGCGCGCTTCGATGTGGACTACCTGCCGACCGAGATCGTCGCGCGCAACGTCGCGACGCTGCTCTTTCAACCCGGCTCGATCCCGCTGGTGGAGCGCCGGGCGTGAGAAGCCTATCCCTCGCGCAGAAAGAAGCGCTCGCCGATCCGGCTACGCAGATCGCGACGCTGTGGCGCATCACGCGCGCCGATGGCGTCATCCTCCGCTTGTGCGATTGGGACACGGCGCTCTCGGCGGATGGCGAAACGTGGCAGCCGAATGGCAGCACAGAGCGCAGCAGCGTGCGTCTTGGCGTCGGCCTGCAGCCGGGCAACACTGACATTCGCGGCATCTTCGCGGCGGGCCAGATCACCGAAGCAGACATGCTCTCCGGACGGTATGACTATGCGGCGCTTCTCGTTTCGCTCGGGTTTGC